GAGCGATGAAGCTAAGAAAATAATCGAACTGGAAATGATTGATAACTGGAATACAAGGGCAAAATAGCAATTTCGCATGGCTATTCGGAGAAAAAATCTCTAAATAAGCAAGCGAGGGAGGTAAAAACATGAATGAAGAATATTTTGAAAGATTACTAGGCTGTTTAATGGTACTCCACAGCGAGAATATGACACTTATGCAGAGTATAATAGCTAAACAGTCATATGAGAAAGTCAAAAACCATTTTGACGATTTATTTTATGACGCTATGCACAACAAATTGTTAGACAAGGAGTGAAAACATGACAATAGCTGAATTTGACAAACTGCATGATATGCTAAGGGTTATCCATAGTGAAAATATGTTAATCATAGGAGAAACTTTTGATAAAAACGCACCCGAAGCTTTAAGCGTAATGAGAGATTACTACAACACAGCTTTTAGGCAAGCCGAGCAAGGTAGGCTTAAAAAATGGGAATATGACGGAGAAAAGCTTGATTAATAAATACGGCTACTATGCCGACAGCTACATATGCCAGTCAGATACAGCGGATTGCGGCATGGATATACCATTTACGGAAAATGGAGAAATAAAGATTATAGGGGTTGAAGATATTGACGGAACGTGAAATCAAAATGGAATTATTGAATTATGCAGAGCAAATAGCCAAAACAATATATAATGGTAAAGATATTGAAATTACAAAATCTGCAAATGGATTGGTTGTAAGAGAAGAAAACAAGAAACGTATTATTATTTAATAAATTCTAATGGCACATTCAAGCAGGAATGTGTATCGGTGAAGTAGCACCTACGAAAGGGGGTGCTACTTTCTTTTATGCGAACAATTGAAGATGAAAAAGCGGTAAGGGAATACGAAAACTATATAGCAAGAAAAGGTGCAGACACAACCATACTTGACTATTACACGCAAGCCGCACAAATAATCTTAACCGAAAGAAAAGATGATGATTTTGGCTTGAAAGTTTCTGAAAGAGCCAAAACGCTTATAGAGGATTATGTGTTAAAGCAGACAAACGGCTATAAGATTGACGATTTGGAAGTTTTAGCGTTTGAAAATGAAACCACATACAACGAACTTGAATTGTATCGCAAAGTCATTGAAGCAGAAGCACCATATCTAGTTGACAGCTTTTTCAAATACATTGAGATTGACGAAAAAGACCCATATAAAAGATTTTATTTCCCAAGAAAAAAAGTTTTACAGCCAGTAGTGCAGGCATATCAAGAAGTGTATGACGGAAAGCTTGATTTTCTATCAGTATCGCAACCTAAAAGGACTGGAAAAACAACAGGTGGTTTACGATTAGCACAAATGATGGGCGGTAGAGAGCCAACAGGCAGTATATTTGCAGTCGGAAAAGGTGAGGGGCTTGTTAAAAGGTTTTATGGCGGTCTACTGGAAAGTTTTGAAACAGAAGCTATATATCAAAGATTTTTAAAGGTATTTCCTGACGCTTTTAAAATCCCAAACTATAAGAGTGCGGAAAATCTGTCAATCGACTTGAAAAGTAAAAGCACGTTCCCAACATTCACTTGTAGACCTATTGACGGAGCAATCGTTGGTTGTACAGAAGCCAACGTATTAGTCTATATTGATGACTGCGTAAAGAACCATGAAGAAGCAAGGAATAGGGATAGACTGGAGTTTTTGTGCGAGAAAGTTACTGATGATGTACTAGGCAGACGATTAGAGGGTACACCAATCATTATCCAAGGCACAAAATACAGCCTATATGACCCGATAACGGCATTACAGAATAAGGCGGATGAACTTGAATGGCGTTGGAAAGAAGTAGCGGTGCCAGCACTTGACCCGATAACTGATGAAAGCAATTGGGAGATATACCGAAAAGACAAGAAAGGTCTTAGGAAAATCTTTACTACAGACTACTACCGAAAAGAGAGAAAACTTGTTTCAGAGGAAACATGGGCGGCAGAGTTCCAACAAGAGCCATACGAAGCCAAAGGCAGAATGTTTTCAGAAAAGGAACTCAACTATTTTGATGAATTACCAGTTGGGAGAGAACCTGACGCAATTATGGCGGCTTGCGATAGTGCGGACAAGGGCGAGGATAGTTGCTCAATGCCAGTCGGCTATGTATACGGACATGAGGTGTTTATCGTTGACGTGGTATTTGACAATGCAGGTGTTCAATTTACCAAGCCTGAATGTGCGAATATGCTTATAAAACACAATGTAAAGACAGTAACCTTTGAAAGCAATAGTGCAGGAGAATATTTCGGGCGTGATGTTATGGATATTGTCAAAAGTCAAGGTGGAAGATGTAGTGCGAGGTTTAAATACAATTGCACAAACAAAATAACACGAATGGAGAACGCAAGGGATAACATCATAAGGGATTATTATTTCAAAGATTTTAAAAAAATGGACAGACAATGCCAGTATTACAAGTTTATGAAAGAACTAACAACAATGACAAGAAGCGGAAAAGTCAAGCATGATGACGCACCCGATTCAATAGCCTTGTTTGAAAATGAAATGCGTTCAGGCGCACCAAAGCAAGCCCAAATAAGACAATCACCATTCTAGGAGGTAAAAATGACAGCCAAAGACTATTTAAGCAAAATCAGCCGATTAGACAGAATGATAAACAACAAGCTATCCGAAATATCACAGCTACGTGAATTGGCGTGTAGTCTGCAAGGTGTTCAAAATAACGAGAGGGTGCAGTCTACACCAAACATGGATAAGATAGGCACAGCATACGCAAAGATTGACGAAATGGAACGCAACCTTGATAAGCTGATAGACGAGTATTCGGACGAGCGAAATAAGATAATCGGCATGATTGACGGCATGGAGAACGAAACATACTATGAGATATTATTTGCAAGGTATATTGAGAAAAAAACCTTTGAAGTAATTGCAACAGAAATGCACTACTCATTCAGGAATGTAACTAGATTGCATGGTAAAGCCCTGAAAGCTTTTGATGAAAAGTATGGTGCGAACTATAGGTAAGTTGTCCTAGAATGTCCTATTGTGCCTATGATATAGTGTAAATGTGAAAAACAAGCATATAAAGAGTGCTTTCTTCTTGAAGTTCATGTTATACAATCCTTATGGCAGAGGGGTTATCCGAAATGGATAGCCCTTTTGTTATGTTTGGGAAAAAGGGGCAAGTATGGGGAATAAAGCTATCATATGTCCAAACTGCAAACGTGTTGTTGGCAAACATTGGACAAAATCAAATACGAATACAAGAGTGCTTTGTAGGAAATGCAACAAGATTGTGATTTACAACTACGAAACGCACGAAACTGATATAAAGCCTAGACCCGAAAGGGTATCAAGTAGTGCAATGAAATTTTAGAGGTGGAATAATGACGTTAGATTATAACGAATTGAAAGGCAGACGTACCTTATGGACTGACGTACCAGAGGTAACAAGTGACAACATAATACAGATACTTCAAAAGGTTATGCCGATATTCACAACCACCGCAGGAGAATGTGACTACTTGCTCAATTTTGAAGCAGGCATACAGCCACTACAACGCAAAGAGCCTAAGAAGTACCGTAAGGACATAGATTTTCAGGCAGTAGACAACGTGGCGAATGAGGTTGTCGAGTTCAAATTAGGCTTTAATTGGGGAAATCCGATAACCCTAGTTCAGAGGGGCGTTAAGGACAGCGGTAAGGCAGATGAAGCCGAAGCGATAGCGCTTTTAAACGAGTGCTACGAAACAGACGGAATAAAGTCCAAGACACAACAGCTTGCACGATACATTGAGATATGCGGTATAGGCTACACATTCGTTGATATTAACAACGAGTATACAGAGGGCGATAGTTATTTCAATGTCAACGTGTTAGACCCACGATACACCTTTGTGGTGCGTTCCAGCTACTATGTAGACCATAGGGTTATGTTGGGCGTGACGTTCAGGCGTGACGAAATCGGAAACACATACTTTACGTGTTTTACGAAGCGTGAAAGATTTGAAATCCTAAACCTTTTGAAGATAGAAAATGAAACAGTCAACAAGTGGGGCGAAACTAACAGAAGCGGTGAGCTAAACCCCTTAAACATGATACCTATTATCGAGTGGACACGTTCGCATGACAGAATGGGTTGCTTTGAGAGACAGATTGACGAAATGAACAACCTTAATCTGTTATGGAGTGACTTTTTAAATGACACCGACCAAGAAACACAAGCGGTATGGCATGGAAACGATATTGAATTTCCAGAGGACGAAGAAGGCAACATTAAAACTCCTAAAAATGGTGAGTGGCTGATAACACAGACCACGCCAGACGGCAAGACACCGTTCATCAAACCTTTGACAGCCGAGTACAACTATTCAGGCATAATAGAAATGGCGGTTACGAAGCGTGACTTAATCCTACAAAAATGCAATGTTCCGACTAGAAGTGAAGCAAACAATTCTACTGGAATGGCAACCTCACAAGCCCAAGGGTGGGAGAGTGCGGAGAGTGCAGCGTGCAAGGAACAGAACATAATCGAAAGTTGCAAAATGGAGGAAGTCAAAGTTGTTTTATCGGCTATAAGAAAATCAACAGACGTGCCAAGT